TTCCGCCTGTGCACAGCGGGTAAATCCAAACCTCACCCGCGATCGCTGGCGCAGAATAAACAACCGCTTGGATAATGGAAGGATCCGCAGAGAGTGCCCAAAACTCATACGCATCATGAGGACCGCACGTCGAATACGATTCAATGGCAAGCCAGATGCGGTAACGATACTGATCGTCACTCTCCGTCTCCGCACCGCCAACACTGGTGTCGGTATTCGTCACCGTGAGTGCCCATTGTTGGTTCCAGTTGATGATCGCATTGATTTGCCCCGGCAAGAAGCCGTTGCCGGTGACTCCAGGTGCAACCGCTTGCGCTTGCACGGTGCCGATGAGTTGTCCTGCGGGAATGATTAAATCAGGAACGGAGATCGACGCTGGCAGCGTGGCGAACAACACATTGCCAGCCGCGCATTGCGTGCCCACCGGAATCCGCGCATCGAATGCCAGCACGGTCGTGAGCGTGAATTGCAATGTCACCAGCGCGGGAGCCGCTTGCAAGCGCAAAGCACGGTCGCCATGCAACGCCGCCAAGTTATCGAGATACGCGTCGTGCGCGTATTTCAACAGGTTCATCTTCCCCGTGAAGTCGATGATGGTGCGTTGCTGCGAAAGCCAATCGCACACCACTAGCAGGAACAAGCGCACCGGATCAGCTGGCGCGAGTGTTTTGGCAATGTTGGTGAGCGCCTTGAATGCGGTCTGATAATCAGCAATGACTTCACTGGCGATAACAGCGGGATCTTTGACGGCGAAATCAATGTCAGGGACGAGATCGACGCCATACTGCGGGACGATTGAAAGGAATGGCGGTGTTGTGAGAGTTCCGTTGCTCATGCTGGTATGATGTAATCCTCCTTGCCGTTGAACAGGTTCTGCTCGCTTTTACGGCGGCGCGTGAGGCCGCGCAAGACTTTGCCGCCAGCTTTATTCCATTTCGGGAACTCCGCTGCCGCGCCTTCATAATCGCCGGCGTTGAGTTTCTTGCGGAGCGTGGACTTGGCCAGCCCGCCGGTATTGAAATCGAAGCTAACGAGCGCATCGAACTGATCGTCGGTGAGAACTACCGTAATCAGATTTTCAACACGCTCGCAAAAAGTCATCATGTCATGCGCGAGCAAAGCGTGAGCCTCTTCTTCGCTGATCGTTCTGCCCTTATGGACAGTGCCGTCATTGTGCTTTAGGCCAGTATGGCCCCAGCCGATTGTCCAGATACCGACTGGATCCTGGTAAGCTTTCAGGAACAAGCTCTCGAAGTGCTTAACCAAAGCCAAGCCGCGCTCTTTGATTTGTCTCATTTGCCGTTAGCCTTTCCGTTCATCATCTTCTGCACCGGCTTCAAGCCGAGTAAGAACGTTGCAATCGCAAAGCCGTAAGCAACGCCGCTTGAGTTCGTGACTTTGAATCCGAGCAGTTCCATGATCTGATCAACCGTGGTTGAGGTAGCCTTAAGCATGACGAGCGCGACAGTAACAACGCAACCGCCAATGAAGCGCGTGCGATCATCGCGCCACCAATCCGTGAACGTGAACGCGATAGGATGCGCTCGCCAGTAACTCATGAAAAGCGCGAGCACCCACACGACAACACAACTAATCACGTTGAATACGCGATTCGGCCAGATCGGCAGATGATCGGTGCCTTGTGCAATAGTGGCCAGCAATTCAAAAGTCATCTTCGTCTTTCTCCACAACCACGTTGTTGCGATGCAGCCATGACCGCACACCGAAGAACGCGCCGAAGCTTGCGCCTACGAAGGAGCAGATCGCGTTAACCAGCAGTAGAGTGACGACGCTCATGGCGCATTCCAAGCACAGTAACCAATCCAGATCAGCACCGCGATAAACGCGACAATGACCGCTGTTGCATACCACGTTGGCCCGTTGCGCAGTCTCATGTTTTAGCGAGCCGGTTCTTTTCCTTTGGCGCAGGCGCGTCGCCATTGTCCGCTTGCGCTTCTTTTAGCATCCCTTCCAGCTCAGCGATCGCGCCGACGAGTTGCTGGAAACGGTTTTGGTTCTTTTGAACTTCCTGCCCGAACTCGATGTTGATGCGCTTGTTGTCTTCTACCATGGCATCATGGCGGTTGTTCAGGTTTTGAAGTTCCTCGCGTAGTTTGCTGATGCGTTGTTCGATGTTCATAGTTTTCAAAACTCAATGATGCTTACTGCGGTGGTGTTAAGCTTTGCTGTAGATGTTGCGACGCTCGATCCGTAAATAGCATCAAACCAATAGGCAGTCCCGACAGTTAATCCCGTGACGGTGCCAACGACAGTGAAAGGCACTGCCGCATTCGCCGCGCCTTCTGAATGCCCGTAAGCATTGCTACAAGTTATCGCTGTGCCTGTCGCCGCTGCGCCATGCGCTGGCGCGGTGCCTGTGCCGTAGCGCATACCGATCACGGCAGCAAACGAGCCCACTACTGAGGATGTCAAATATCCGCTGATGATAACAAGCGCACGACCTGTGATGTTCGGTGTGAAACTTGCGGCTAGGCCAGCCATAACACCTGTGGTCGAGGTTGTGCCAGCGGTAGCGACTGCTGTGGTCTGCGTGGTGGTCATATTCTGCCATGACCAATCGTAGTTAGTCGCTGTGTTCTTGTAGAGACCCGAGCCAATCGCACCACCTGCGAACTTGTCCACGTTAGCGAACTTGAAGCCAACGTTTGCATTGATGAAACCCGCACCTGGATCAACCGTGCTGCCGACCGACAAACCGCCGCTGCCGCTTAACCGCATCTTGCTCGCCAGCGCCGCGCCAGCATTGCGCAATAGGAAATCGAAGTAACTCGTATCGCTGCCTGCCGTGGCAACGCTCCAGTTGCATTGGAACTGCCCCATGTCCTGATCGAGACTCGTCGAGTTCTTGCCAGTTATCCACAGCGCGACACCAAAGTTCGCGGTAGGTGTTGCGCTGGAATTGTGTCGCAGTTTGAGCACGCTCTCAGATAGGTTCGTGGTGGCATTGGACAGCAAGATGGTTTGCGGCGTCTGAAAAGCGAAATCGCTGCCGACAGGCAGTTGCGCCACGACTGCAGAGCCATTGATTTGCGCGAAGCTGTAATCGTTTGTAGCTGGCACCACCGCGCCCGTGCGCGTGTTGAAGCTGGATACGCCGCCGCCTGCACTTGGCGCGATCCATGAGCGCACACCCAACGCGGTCGAGCTCAGCACGTAACCGTCTGTGCTCGGATTGCCAAGTGCGGGTTCAAATGATGGTGCAGCCGTGATCTTGCTCCATGGTATCGAAGTAAGCCATGGCGGGTTCACCCATGCCGTGACTGCTGCCGGAGTGGCGGTGCCGATGCTTGAATTACCAAGGATCGAGTTGGCCGCTATCTGAGTCAGCGCGACGGTAACGTCGCCCGTGCCAGCATCCGCACCGGTGCTTGTTAAGGTGATTCCCCCGCCTTGAACTGCCTTGCGAATGACCGCGTTGCCGACAGTGGCAACGTCGAGATCGGCACGTTGAATCGTGCCGTCTCCGACTTGTTTGCCAGTGATTTGTGTTGCTGCCATTAGGTCGGTGTTACTGGTGTTGCGCCCTTCATATAGGTCGCCTTGAGCCGGTCACCTGTAGCCGGAGCGGTTAGCATGGTGATGTTTTGTCCTGAGATCGTGTAGTCGTTGCCCGCGCCCGATTCCAGCAACAAACCGTTCTGGTAAATCATTTCGCTGCCTGTCACTGGCGAATTGGCCAGAGTGAAAGCGGTATTTGAACCGTTAACTGTGCCGCCGACTGTCTCGCGCACTACGAGGTCCGTCTTCCATAGGACGACACCGCCATCGACGTTAAGCTTGTTGCCGGTGAAGTTGAGCGAGTTATTCGTCTGAATCGCGATGCCCGAAGCCGTGGTTAACAGTGCCTTTGTCGTATCGAGCTTCACGCTCACCGCGCCGACTGCGAGCGTGAGCGATTGGTCGGGGCAAGTGACATTGAGCGTTTGTCCCGTGCGCGTCAGACCTTGGCCAGCGATGATGTCACTTGGACCTGGCAGTTGAACAAACGTGATCGGCGTCGTGCCAAGTGTGCCACCTGGATCGGCCGTTGACAGCCACACCGTATCGGCTTGCGACGTGCCTTCCTCAACCGAGATAATCATTCCGGCGACTTGGCTCCAGTTATTCATGCTTGAATCGCGAGTCCATGCGCCTGACTGGCATAGATAGATGCCGTTGTTGGCAGCCGACGTCTGGTTTTTAACCAGCACCTTTTGCCCTGCGGATATAGCAATGCCGTCAATCGTCTGCGTGCCTGAAAGCGTGATATTCGCAGTCGTCGCGGCAAGAACGGTGTTGCCCGCGCTTGCTATGCCTGCTACCGCGCTGTCAACGTAGCTCTTTGTTGCGGC